TAATATCACTTCATTAAACACTAGGTGGAGAAAATTTAACGACCAGTGTATGGGTGGTATAGAACCTAATAGTATTTATACAATAGCTGGTATATCAGGTAGTGGGAAATCAGCATTTGCAAATAGCTTAGAAACAGACTTATTTGATTTAAATCCTAAACAGGATTTTGTTGTATTATCATTCAACTTTGAGATGTTAGCATCAAAACAAGTTGGTAGAAAGCTCTCATATAAAATGAATAAAACAACCCAAGAGTTGTATAGCGGTATAACAAATTATAAATTATCAGATACTGATTATAACAGAGCTGTAGAAGAAGCTAAAAGATTGAAAGATTATCCCATTTATTATGTGGATACGCCTGGAACTGTCCAGCAAATAAGAAATACGATAGTTGATTTCTCTAAGAATGAAGGAAAAGGTAAGTGGATAATTATTATGCTTGACCACACTCTTTTAACAAGGGGCAGACACGGGGAAAAAGAGCGTGAAATATTAGCAGAATTACAGTACATGTTCATGGAAATGAAGAAGTACGGTAAGAATACAATTATCCAGTTATCTCAAATGAATAGAGAAATAGAAGCGAAAGAAAGAATTGCGGTAAATACCATGCACTTTCCAGTACGAAGAGATATATTTGGGGGTGACAGTGTATTTCAAGCTTCAGACTATCTAATTGTACTTCATAGACCAGAAATGTTGAACATTAGTTCATATGGGCCAGAAGGTTGGCCTGTAAAAGACCTGATTTATATGCACTTCCTGAAGGTTAGGGAAGGGAACCCTAGCATTTTAGTATTTAAAAATAACTTGAAGTACAATAAGATTGAAGACTATAATCTACAGAATCAAAGGTAGAGAAAGAAGGGAAATTTGTTAAACAAACTTAAACTTTTGATTATGACTAAATTTGTTATTGATCTGACGAAATCTGTAGGTAACGACACTGCCAACAACTCCACTGCCAACTTCTACAAGCGTCAACTGATGCAGAATATTGAAGAATTGGGACTTACTGTAGCCGGACAAGATGCTCCTCCTGTACGGAGTGGTATTGAACAAGCCGGATTTGGTAATTTGATTACCATTGGTACTGCTCCCAATCATGATGTAGAGTGGGTTCGTCGTCCGCAATTCGCTTGCGAAAAAGGATATAAGCCTGTCCTTGACATTGTAGATGACTGGACTGAGATTAATCGTCTTCTTGTTCAGTACTACAAAGAGAAATATGAAATGAAGCTGAAATATGGAGCTAAAGTTACGTTCCATGACGGTTTCGTTAAAATTGGTACTGAAATCGTGACTTACGATGAAATGGCCACAATCCTGGCAAAATATATGGTACGATAAGATATAGTACTATAATGAGTTGATTATATAATTTAACTGGGGCGCTGCCCACACGGAGCTCACGCTTAAACCACTTAATCTGAAAAGGGCCCAGTTATTTTATTTTTAAATTATAAAGGAGAAATATGGCGAGAGATACTTATAATGTAGCAATAGTTGGTGATTCTGGTAAGGGTAAAACGTATTCATTTAGGAATATGAATCCTGATACAACTGGCGTTATAAACCTTGAAGCTAAACCGTTGCCTTTTAAAAATAACTTTAAATATTACTGTAAACCTAATAGTTGGAGTGAAGCATATGACAAATTAATTGAATATGCTAAAAATGATAAAATAGAGACAGTAGTACTTGAAAGTTTTAGTGCATATATAGATAGTTTATTAGCAACAGCAAGGCAAATAAAAAAGGGATTTGAAGTGTTTAATTATTATAACACTAAGATTGGTGAGTTAATGTATATCTTAAAAAGATACCCAAAAGATATATTTGTAACAGCTCATACAGAAACAGTTGAAACAGAAGAAGGAATTGCTAAAGAAAGAATATTTGTAAAAGGTAGAGAATGGAAAGGTGATATTGAAAAAGATTTTACAATTGTAATGTATGCTGACTTAAAAGTAGAGGATGGAAATCAAAGAGACTACTACTTTAATTTGAATTCAGATGGTAAAATGTCAGCTAAAACTCCACCTTCATTATTTGAAGGGGAGAATACAATACCTAATGACTCGAGTAAAATAATAGAAGAATTAAATAGAGTTTTTGAATAAATAAATAATATATATTATGGCGAGATTTGACATGACCCCAGATGTTCCACAAGAAGGCAATGGTAGTTCATATTTAGAACCCGGGATTTATGAAAACATTGTACTATCAGATGTAGTATACAAAGAAACAGACAATGGAAATAAATTTATTGCTTTTTATTTTAAAGATGAAAATGGCAATACCGTGCCTAAAACAGAATGGGAACCTCGTGAGGGAGATAATATAGAAACTAAAGTAAATAATCAATTAGCTCGAATTAAACATATTGCTGTTAATTCAGGTATTATGTCTAAAGATGAATTCGTGTTTAAAGCTGAAAATTTTGAACAACTTGCTAAACAGGTAGAAGAAAAATTGAGAGCTAAAAAAGATAAATGGGATAGTCATAAACTACGTATTAAAGTAGTATATGATTTTAACAACTATACTACACTGCCTAGCTATACTAAATTTGCTTGGTTAGAAAGTATGGATGTACCTAAAGATCAGTCAAAAGTTAAAATTCTACCTATTGATAAAATGGAGAGGGATGTACCTGATGAAGAACCGCAGAGTAATGGTAATCCGTTTAAAGATTCCCAGGAGCAGGGAGAGTCTGATAATAATGAAACTCCACAGACTGAAACAGCTAATGTTCCATTCTAAATTAGAGAGTAATTTAAGAATATACTATATATAATTCAGGGGGCTTAAGTGCCCCCTTTATTTTATGCCGGGTGGCGGAACGGTAGACGCAGGGTAGTGACCAAGCCCAACGCAATCCTAGGCTGTGACAAATCCATTAATCGTTGATGGTTAATAGCCAAAAACGAAAACTGGTTGGGACCACTGAGACTAACAAAGATGTTGCAAGGTTCGAGTCCTTGCCCCGGCTCTAAATCAAAAGATATGCTTTACGATTCAGATAATATAAAACCTGTAACCGAAGAAAATATTCTGGAAAGAACAACAGAATATGATATATATTCATATTATATAGGTTATAAAATACCAATAAATACAAAGTTTAACAGCCCATTAAGGGAAGATAATAATCCTTCATTTGGATTGTTTATTGCTAAAAAAACAAGACAGTTATTATTTAAAGATATGGGTACTGATACTTCTGGTAATTGTTTTAAATTTGTTCAACTGTATAAAAGTTTAAAATCTTATAAAGATGCATTACATGAAATAAATAATGATTTAGACTTAGGTTTATTGAAAAAATCAGAGAAAGGTGTTACAATACGGAATAAATTTAAACCATCAAGAACTCATATAGCTGTAAAAAGGAAACATTTTACAGATAATGATTTAGAGTTTTGGTCTCAATTTGGTATAAGTAGAGAAACATTGAGAAAATTTAATGTATCCCCAGTAAAAAGAGTATGGGTTAATGATAAAATAAAGTCTTTTGCATATACAGATAATAACCCTATATATGCATACAAAATATATAATAAATTTAAAATATATAGGCCTTATGGGGAACAAAAATTTTTAAGTAATTGTAATCAATATGATATACAAGGATTTGAACAATTACCAAAAAAAGGTGGTGATTTATTGATAATAACTAAATCTCTTAAAGATGCCATGGTACTATATGAAATGGGTTATATAGCAATAGCACCTAATAGTGAATTAATATCAATACCAGATAAAATTGTTAACTATTTGAAAAAACAATTTAAGAATATTATATTATTTTATGACAATGATAAAACAGGTATAGCTGGTATGTTAAAACATAAAAAACAACATGGTTTTAAATGTAAGTTTATACCGTTACAATATAAATCTAAAGATATAAGTGATTTTACAAAAGATTATGGGATAACAGAATCTATCACATTATTAAAAAAATTAACATATGAGTTACAATGGTAAAGAAACAAATCTTATGCTAGATGTTGCAAATGCTGGTTATAACTCCTTAAAGCAATATGATAGTATATTTATAGATTCAAATAAAACACAAACCCACATGGTACCTATTGATTTGTTATACCAATTGGGTGATATTAAAAATTTCATAATAAACAAAAAACACAATTATGAAATTGAAATTGATGAAGACAATAATTTTATTCGTGATGTTATGGAAGATATGGGTATTGATTCTACTGTAGAAGACCCTCAGAATGTAGACGATGACGATGTGAAATTAGCATTAGATAGGGTGAAAAGAAATGGAAATAAAAGAAATACATTAGAAAAAGCTGAAAATGTTATAAATTATATTATAGAAAATGATATTTTAATAGACCATAAAAGTAAAGATAAAATGAATATGCCGTTAGTAGCTACATTAACAATGAAAGAAGATAAACTAATGGCTAACTATGTTACATTAAAAAATTTGATAGCATA